ATCTCTCCGGCCAACCGAGCTAATTTCTGAGGGTTGTCCAACTGGTCCGGACTCTGGAAATCCATCATTGCCGTTTCCAGCTCGATGCGAACGTGGTCCACGATAACTCCCCAGTCCTCGCGCGCGCGCATGTTTTTTAAAGCTTCCGTTAAAGTCATGTGAAAAATATTTTAGCTATTTGAGCGAGGATTAAAAAGAGAACGTCGGTAATGGCTTCACGCTCGAAGAAGAACATTGAAAAAACTACCAGCAAATACAGCTCCTTCTGGACGTGGCCCATCAACCAGTCGCCGGGACGTTGCCGGGCGGCGCTCCCAAGGCTCCCGTTAGAGCGTTCCTTTGTTGGGTCTGCTGGAACTCTAATTGCGAACTATAGTTCTGGAGTCTAGCCGCGAATTGTTCATCCGACTGCATTCTTTCCTGAACGTCCGATGCAGGGATTTCTTCCGTTCCTTCGAGATACTGCTGTAGCATTTGCATTCTCAACTGAACGTTTGCGTTCTCCGGAGCGTTCACTACCTGACCGCTGAAGATTTTCGCGATGTCCTCGCTCGTCTCCATGATCTCTTTGTTCGTGGCTTCCTGCGCAGGAGCTATCAATTTCGAGGCAAGGCCCGGATCGATTGCCTCTAGGAAAGTTTGAAGGAAAACGTCGTAGCGAGCCTGTCCGCTTCTATCGAATTGAGAAAGGATCGTGCCGACAGTCTCAAGCTTTTTGACTACCGCCGCTTCGTCGGCGTTATTCGCATTCCATGAGAGTCGAAAGTCATAGTCGTCGGCGGCCTCGTCCATGAGGAGCTGAACGCCTTGTTCCGAGCCGGTAACTCTGAACCACTGTTCAGGATTTCCATACTGCCTTTCCATCGCCCAAAATTGGCGAAGAACTTGTGTCCAACCATGCAGCCAATTATTGACTAACGCTTGACGCATAACGTTAGCCTCGACCGCATCCGCCTCGCTAGTGGCCCGCCCAGTGACTTTGTCGGCCAGTTGGCGGAGCTGCATTTCCACCTCGGTGGATGCAGGCGAGTACTTCGGAATTTCCATAAAGCCAGCCTCGCCACGCCGGCGGACAGGTATAACTGAGCCGGGTCCGATCTGCTCGGGCTTTCTGCCGATAAGCACTTCCATAGGCGGAACGGTAGACATGCTCGCCCTGTCTCTTCGAGCATCCATTTCGGTCTTTACGGCCAACTGATAGGAGCGAAGTAATTCAGGATAGCCCCGACTGTCGAACAGCCTGCGGCTTAAATGTTCGCGAGTTATTGCGACGAAAGGATAGCCATCGCCGTACATGTCTGTAGTATACTTGGCATACCCTTCGACCGACTCGCTGAAAATGGTTGTGGTGCAGATCGGGACGCCGTCCTCGTCGATTTCTTTCCTGTAACAGGTAATGAGGCGAATAAGCCCCTCGTACTGATCGAGCGAGCCGTAGCCGCCCGTGACGTAGGTATTGTAAACTTCCGTACCTTGAGCGGGAAACGCTCCCTGCGTGTTTTCTATGACGTCGTCTACGAAGTCCGAGTCCCAGTTCGCCGTAGTCTCCATCGCCTTCGCCTGCTCGGGCGTCAGATAATGAACGCAGTAAACCGCTCTGGCGTTCTGCAAGTCCAGCACGTTCGAGTCCACGATGAGATCGCGGCCCAGCTCATACGCTTTTACCGATGGACGGTTGGCCGTTACCTTCTCCGATGGAATCTCCGTAACGCCGTCCTTCCGAAGCTCATTTACCATGCGAGTGATTCGGCCTTTGCGAAGCTTCGGGAATACGCCCTGAAGCATTTCCACTACCGTCTCCTTCATGTCCGGGTCGAGAATAGCCGCCGCCACTTCAGGGGCTTGCTGCTCGATTTCCGCTATGGACAGAGGCTTGTAAATTCGCTTTATTTCCCGCTTCCAATAAACGCCCAAGAAGGCAATGCCCTGCTCGAGCAATAGATTCGCCGCGACTCCCGCCTCCCGTGGAAGCTCCGACATCGAGTCGAGCCGCCAGCGCATGAAGTCAGTGACTACCTTCGCCGTTGTAATGTCGCCCGATTCAATCGGAGACGCTAAAAGATTCCCCTTGTTCAGGCTTCCCGTCAATAACGCCACGTCCCCGTCAATCAAAGGATTGATAAGATTCGCCTCTAAATCGGAACTTCCATTCCAAGGAAATGCGTCCGGGCCTTCCTTCTGACCGTTCCTACCCTTGCCCGGCCATTCGTTGCGACGACTCTCGCGAGCCTCTTCGGCCTTGCTCTGCCAATAACTCAAATTGTTCCGGCATCTATCGAGGTCAGACTTCAGGAAGTCTACGTCGGGGCTGTCACGGTCGAACTCCTGAACTTCTTTTTCAGTTTCCATATCAGATTATCTTACCACTTTCTCACTTAATTTTCTCAATGCCTTGACCTCGATCCGCTGGATCGTGTCGTTCGATACGCCCGTGAAGTCAGCAATCTCATCCAACGAGAACTGGCGAGGCTCGCGGCCCTTCAATATGGCCAAGCCCTCCTCGACAGTCATCGAGGTCAGGAGGGCGTCCAGACGGCGATCCCGCTCCGCTATCGTTTCAGACAAGTCGGTAGAGTCCCGGCTCATACTCGCACTCAATGACCTTGACTACGGCGTTCGCCCGGAAATTGAAGCCGGGCCGGACAACGCACTTTGCCAGCTCCGGGTTTTTCCGCTCCCCGAAGTAAATCTGAATCAAGCGAGGATTCGGGAACGGCTTCAAGACTCGGGCCTCTACCGGCCTCGGGGTTGGGTCCGGCGGGGCCGGCTTGCCGCTCATCCGCTTGACCACCATCTGACAGGTGCTGCGAGCATAGCCGCTCTCGTTGGATAGCTTGGTCCAGCTCATGCCGGCCTCCCGCAACGCCACGATCCTTATTTCCTCCTCCTCCGTTAGTTTTCCCATGTTAGTATCCCCTTGGTTGACTGATTGCCATGTCCTCCTCCTCGTAATGCTCGAACGCCCCGACCGCGAAATATCTTAGTAGGTCGATGAAATCCTTGGAAAAATCCTTGAGATTCCCCGGCTGATATTCCTGAAGACATGAAATGGTATTCTGGCATTCCTCCGAAATCATTAGCCGAGGCTTGTTTTCCAAGCTCATTGGCTGATCCGATTTCCATGCCAGCAAATTGTTTATCGCCTGCAAGCCAGTCTCGATGTCCAGTGCTTCCGCAGGATATACCGTAACGCCTTCGTCCGCCAGGTCGTCTATAATATTACTGCTGCCCTCCGCCTTCTGGTAGGATGCCGCCCCAAGGCGAGGGTCGATTATCCGATGACATTTCCTGTCGCCCTCCATCTCCTTGATGGCCTCGACGTAGTCCAGTATCCCGTAGCCGTTAGGATGAGCCGCCTCGCCGGCACGAAGCTTGTCCCCGCCGGCTACGTCGATCCACGCCCCGAACGTTCCGAAGTCCGGAAACTCCTTTACTACCCATGCGACGTTGTGAGCGTCCACGCCGATTAAAGCGATGCTCCAAGGCTTCGCCCCGGCAGGATCGATTACCGTTACCCATGTAGCAGGGTTGTTCTCCGGGTCGGATAGAATGGGAATCTTTTCCGGCTCCCGATAGTTCCGGTCCGAGAGCAAAGGGAAAATTGCCCGCGAGGCTTTGACTGGGACTCCGTAGGCCCGGCACAAGATTACGTCCCGCTTCTCCCCGTCGAGCGTGGCCTTCATGGCCTCCCAGCCCCCGAACGGATTCTCCGCCGTGTGGAAGTACACGATTGACGAGGCTTTCCGTAGGGGCTGCTGGATGAGCGGGACTGTCTCGCCGGGGAGCAGGTCCGCCTCGCAAGACTTGATAGTCCTAGCCCCGGTAAGCAAACTCTTCACGGTGGGATTCCAGCCGTCAACGGCGGTAAAACTAATCAGCCCTTTCGCAGAGCGAACTACGCCGTCAGCCTCTTTGTGCGAGCGAGTTATACATCTGTAGCGAAGTGTCTCGATCCACGGGAGCGGCACAAGCTCGTCAGCCCAGTAGCCTATGTTGTGAGTGCCGTTGATCGGCGGGGCCGGGCAGCCGATCTCCCCGCCCTCGATGGTGCTGATATCTTGGGACCAGTTACGGAAAATTGCCACACTCTTATTTGGCAGTACGAACTTGGCGGCAGTAAAGCCGTTCTTGATCGAATACGTTAAGTATCCAGTTGGAGTGCGGCCTAAACGCTTATGCTCCGGCTTCAGGTACTTGAAAACGAGGGCTTGCTGAAACTGGATCGAGTTAGCCGAAGTTTCAGTCAAGCACCAGATGACCGTTCCGGGGTTTTCAGTCAGGCATTGAACTACCCTCTTCGCGCATAGCTCCGATTTGCCCGCACGATTGCCGCCCATAAGCAGAAGCTCCGAGTGGGATTCGAGCTGTTCGTCGGCAGTCTTCCACGGCCCAAGCTCAAACCCGAAATCATAAGGGCTTTCCCTCTCCGCCGCTATGGCCGCCTCGCGTCTATTAAAATAGGCCAGAATCTTCTCCGCAGACATGGCCTGCATGTCCTCCGGGGAAAGAGTGGGTAGGGCGGGATGCGATGTCCAGTTAAGGGCCACGTTTACATTGTATTACATATTCTCTCTTTTGCGACATTTAATGTCGCGGATAGGAGAGTATTCGGTATAATGGCGGGATGGACGTCTTCCTAGATGCGGGGTATATGGCTGGGGCCGCCTGTCTAGCCAAAGATCGCCGAGCGCGTTGCCGGGAGCTTGGCCGGGTCGATAAGTCGGCTGGAAAGACTAAAGAGGAACTGGACGCTCTGGAGCTTTTAGGGGCCGCCGGCGAGATGGCGTTTGCCTTGGCATTTAATCTTAATACGGATTGGGGCATCCGGTCCGGCGGGGCCGACTTCATTCTCCCGAAGAAAAAGACCGTCGATGTGAAAACCGTCGATACGGATTGGGGAAATCTTTTGGTCAATATATCAGCGGCCCATTACGATGGATATGTTCTGGTCGAGAATGTAGGCCATATCTGGGATGGACGGTTTGTGCTGCGAGGCTGGGCAAGCGGCAAGGAGGTTAGGGCAACGCCGGTTGGAGAGCATTTTCCGGACTGCCACTTCCTATATCGACGCGAGCTACATGACTTCAATAATTCCAATTGCAAAAATTTTTTAGAGGGAGCCAATCGGTTGGAGCTGCCGGCAGCCCGGCAATCCGAGGGGGGGGGGGGGGCGCGCCCCCCCCCCCCCCGGGGGGGGGGGGGGGTGGGGTGGTGG